TATATCTTTTTAGTACTACCTTTTAATGTTTGATTAACTGCCATAATATCACATCCCTATCCAGTAAAATGCAAAATCACTTTTGTCAACTTCTACCATTCTGTCAGAGTCACCTGCATATCCTGTTTCTTCACCTGTTTCAGGATCAACTTTTAAGATGGAATCTAAACCATTATCACTAAATTCATTTACAGCTTGTAAGAACCTATTGTAATGAAAATCTCTCATATCAGAATCAGTATCATTTGCTGCAATACTATATGATAAATATGGTTCAATAAGCCTTAATAACCAACTTTGTGATATTGCGTTATATGGTATTGTTGATACATTATCATCTGTAAAGAAAGGTAATGCTGTGGAACATTTACTATTTATTTCAGCTATAGCAGAATTTGCCATACCTACTAAATTAGCATCATTTAATTCTTCGTCAGTAACATAATTTGAATTACTAACTATTTCATTTAATATCATATTATTACCTCCTTGCCTTTAAAAAATAAAGGGCTACTCTTTAAAGAATAGCCCTTGCTTAATTTACATATTCCATACCAAGATATTCTTGTTTTTGTGTTTGATTTCTTACTCTCTTAGTCATCTCAGCTCGTGCTTTCTTGTCTAGTTTCATTTTTACAAAATCAGCAACTGGCTTTGATAGTTCCACAGTTCTACCATCAAATATCAAGTAAATGTGTCTACCTTGAAAAGTAGATTCAAACCCATTTGGATATAAAGCTGAATACACAGGCTCACATTTGAATTGTACTTTACCTGATTTAGTAATCAACTCATTATCTTTCATAGCTTTTGCTGCTAATTCAGCATCGCTAACTTTGCTATCTTTAAATATGGTTTCTGTTGTATTTATTTTAGAATTTGCCATTTAATCTCCTCCTTAACTACCTAATCTCCTATTCTTATATTAGTCTTGTGCAGCATAAATATCTGTTGGTCTTGATAATGGATTCTTAACTGCGTGGCTAATTATAGTACATGCTATTGGATCAATAACTTGAGCACCAAATCCCATTGTTATCCATCCTAATGAAGCAATTTGTCCTAGGTTATCACCTTTCTTAGCATCAAATCCGAATCTCTTCATTTCGATTCCAGCAGAAGCTAAATCCATAACTGCATAAGCTTTTTCTCCGAATACATAAGTATGGTATACCATTACATCAGTATCAACTTCATAGTAACCTTTAGTTGATGGATTTCCTGATGGAGAATCAACTTTAGTATAAGTATATCCAGCAGATTCACTACCACTTCTAGTATAGTAAGTTTTACCTGCTTGTACTGAAGCATCAGCTGAAGCTTTATAAGTAATAATTTCATTGATAACTGGATAATTATATTCAATGAATCTTAAGTTATATACATCATAACTTTGTAATCCGTTATCCATAATTGGTTTATTTGTATTACCAGGTACTAAAGCTCTTTTTAGTAAGTTTTCATCATCTAATAAATCTTGCATTCCTTCAACTGGAGTAACTACGATATATTTAGCATTACCAGCTTTTGCATGTCCTCTTCTACGAGATACTTTCATTTGGTTAGCTACTAATCTACAAATATCTAATGTTAAAATATTATCTTTTGTAATAGCTTCTTCTGATGGTGAAGCAGTATTTGCTGGTACTACATAGTAAACACCACCATCTTCTTCGATTGCATCTCTTGTAATTAATTCTAATGTTTCAGAAGCATGGTTTACAATTAATGGTCCATACTCTACTAATAATTTATCAAGGTTATAAGATTCTACTTGTCTAGTAACTTCTATGTAAGCACCATAAACAGCAACTGTTCCAGTAACTGTTCTTGCTCCTACTTTCATACCGTCTGGGTTTACACCTTCAGTTATGATATGTCTGTTATCAGCAACAGGTAGTGGTTTATATCCTCTCCATTGAACTTTGTTTGTTCCTGCATTTCTTTTTACAGCTTGTTTTTCACCTAAATTATATAGAACATGATCAGCAACACTATACGCTAATGCTCTTAGTAAGACATTATTGTCTATTTTTTCATTAGCTAATCCTGATGCTTGTGTTCTAATACTTGTTAATGTGTTTAATGACATAATTAATCAACTCCTTCTATTATTTACCAGCTAGTTGTCTAGCTAAAATGTCAATCTCTTGGTTTAATACCTTATTATCAATTTTAGAAGTTTGATTAATTGGCAATTCATTCTTGATAGCACTCTTTCTATCCAAATTCTTTTGATTAACATCAATGTATGAACTTAGTATTTTCTTTAATGCACTTTTAGGCATATCCATAAGTGTATTGATTTCAAGTCCATCCTTCTCTAAATCTTGGCTCAATTTATCTATTGCAGAATCTGGAAGTTTGTTTTCCTTTATAAATTCTTGCACATTAGATACAAATGTCCTTTCACGATTCTCTTGTGCTGTTTGTTCTCTTTCAGCAATAATTGAATCTTTTAATTCCCTCATCTCAGCCAGTTCTTGTGCAACTTCAACAGAAACACCTCTTGATTTTGCTTCTTTTTGAACTTGTGCTTCCTTAGCTTTTACAATTAAATCATCAACACCATTTAGTCCTAATGATTTTGCTAAACTATCTAATTCGGAAATCTTTTTTGAATACTCACTATTTTGAGTTCTCATTTGTGCAAATGCTTGATTTGTTGGAGTTTGTACGGGCTCCTCAACCTCTTCACTTGCAGGTTCTTCTGAAGCTTCATTATCCTCAGGATCAGCTAAATCCTCATCAGATAAATCAAATGAATGATCAAAATCATTACTTTCTTCAGTTTCATCAGCAGCTGTACTTTCTGCTAACATTTCTTCGAATACATTTTCCATATTATACCTTCCTTTCTCGCTCTTTTTTATAGTCTTTTCGGTCAGACATATAGTACTATGGGAGTTGTATCTTAACTCTACCTATAAAATACCACAAAATATGCATAAAGTCAAATAAAAAGATAGAACTTAATCTATCTTTATTTGGACTTCGTCAATAGAGTTTCCATAAATTCCTGCGTAATCGTTATCTCCAGTTACCCAAGGTAAGCGTTTTCCCTTTTTTAGTCTAACTCTATATGTAGCACCCTTTATTTGTACTCCATCTATATCGTGAGTTAAAATTCCTGCATAATCACTTGTGCCTGTAACCCAAGGAAGCCATGCTTTTTTAACTTTATCATGCACTCTATAAGTTAAGTTAGCTATTCTTAAACCACTTATTGAATGTCCGTGAATACCTGCATAATCATTTGTGTTTGAATTTACAAATGGAAGCCATTTGTTTTTATCATTATCATAAACTTGATAAGGAACTTGTTTTATTACAACTCTATCAAATGTTTTTTTGCCTTCTAAGTATGGTAATGGATCAACATCTTTTCCATTTACTCTTACACCAAAATGTAAATGAGCACCATTAGAAGATCCAGAATTTCCCATATAACCAATTACTTGTCCTTTTTTTACATGGTCACCTTTTTTAACTGTTATGCTACCTTTTTTTAAGTGTAAATATCTAGTTATACTTCCATCATTTTGTTTTATTTCTACATAATAACCAGCAGTTGCAGAATATGTGCTTGTTACAACAACTCCATCGTCTATTGCAATTACATAATCACAAGCGTATCCTTTTCCTATCATATCTATTCCACTATGTTTTCTTTTAGGATTCCTTGTTTTATAATCACTTGTTAAATAGTGAACACCTTGTTTTAACACAGGGCATTTAACGTCCATTTTTGGATAATTTGCCATATTATTCCTCCTTATTTTTATTATAATTATAACTTGATATTCCTATTAACGCACCAATAAATATTGATAGTATAGTACAAGTTTTCATAATCTCTGTACCATAAGGTAAAGACCATACATCAGCTAATGATTGATATGCTACACCAACAGCATCCAATACTATTAGTGATATATATTTTAATACATTATAAACCTTATCATTAAATTTCATAATATCACTCCTTTCCTTTATATTTTATCCATAATTTGTTTGGAATAATGCTAGTAGGAACATCTACCATATTTACAGCGTGATTAAGTTTTACTGAATTTAAGCTAACACTTTGTTCTATTGGAGTAGCCAATCCTTGAAAACTTTTTTGAATGGTTTTTGTATTAGTTGTATCAATAACTTCAACATTTCTATAAACTTTCTTCGTTTCAAAATCTAGGTAATCTGTATATGTTATTTGAGGTAGTGTTTGGGCTGTGTAATTTCCTTCTATTATTATTAAATCTTTTACAATACTTCCTGCAGATGCAACCGCTTGAGGTCCATTTAGTGCGTAATAATAACCATCTGCTGATACTGTAAAAGTTATTACTCCTGTTGTCGTCCTAGAAGTGTTTACAACGCTCGAACCACTAGAATTATATAGTCTAAACGAAATTCCTCCAGAGCCATTTAATCTAACTATATCAATATACCAAGTATATGTTTTTCCTGTTTCTAAATATATTTGTGAAGCGTTTGCTTTTGAATTAGAAACGGATAGTACCGTATAAGTTCCATCATTATTATTTTGCAATGTTTTAACCTTATCAAC